TGCCGGCCGTGGAGGCGTCAGAGGCCGTCTGCGTGGCCTTTGAGCCTGCTGTACTGGTGGCAGCGTCCACTGACGAAGCCAAGCAGATGCTCACCGGCATCAATGTCAGCATCGTCAGCGGCACCATCACCCAATCAGCAACCGACGGCCATCGCCTCTCAATGCGCTCCTACGCCACCGAAGCGGCAGACATGGCATTCACCATCCCCGCACGCGCTATCCGCCGTATCGAAGGCAATGTGCTACTAGCCATCGATAAGCAGCAGGCTGCAATGGTTACCGCTGATGGCACCACCATCACCAGCCGCCTCATTGATGGCACCTACCCCAACGTCCAGCAGCTAATCCCACCCGCCTTCACCCATACCCTCACCTGCGAGCGCAAGCACCTGCTACATGCCCTAGAGCGTGTTGCTGTCATCGGTGACATCATCAAATTCACTGCCGCTAAATCCCTTGCCATCACCGCTGAAACTGATGCCGGTAGTGGTGCTGAATCCCTTGCAGCAACTGGCACCCTCCCACCCTGTGCATTCAATGCCTCATACCTCATTGATGGCCTTAAAGGCCTACCCGGTGATACCGTCACCATCTCAGCCAATACCCCTACCAGCCCCGTGGTATTCACGCCATCTGGCATTGATGGTGTAACCTATCTGGTGATGCCTATACAGATACGAGGTTGAAACCCGCACGCCGTCATTACAAACTCAATGATGTTGTGATCAAAAAGGTGCGCTTTCTTGCTGAGTATGGCGCACCCCTTGAGCACATTGCGTGCGCGGCTGGGGTATCGGCTAGAGCAATGATGCAATGGTTAGATAACGCTAAAACCGTTGACGCAACACCAGAGGAAGTGCGCCTTTTGCAGTCTGTCAATGAAGGGCGGGCTGCTGGCGGTATGCGGTTAATGAGCAAAATTGCCGAACAAGCTGATGACGGCGACCTAAAGGCGTCCACTTGGATGCTTACTCATGCGCCTGCGTTCCGCGCTCACTACAGCGATAATGCAGCAGTAACTCGTGCAAGGCAAGAAGGGATTGAAGCAGTCTTGCAAGCTATTGCAGAAGCTGGGCTGGCGCCTGATCAGGAGCGGGATTTGCTTTTGAGGATCACGGCAAAGACTGGCCACAATGCCACGATTATCTGATCCGATTACGGCAAGGCTGGCGGTACTAGAGCTGGAGCAACAGGGCAGCACCATATTGCGGCTTGATGAGCAAATAGCAAACATCCGCGCCGACCTGCATCCAGGGCAGCTTGAGTTTGTTGATGACAACCAAACGCAGATCCTTGGCATCTCTGCTGGCTATGGCGCCGGCAAGACTCGGGCGCTATGTGCCAAGGCGGTGATGCTGGCAGTCGCCAACCAAGGCTTCATTGGTGCGGTGATGGAGCCCACCGGTCCGCTGATTCGCGACATTTGGATGCCAGATTTTGATGACTTCCTCGATGCTTACGGCATCCCATACACCTTCCGCGCTAGTCCGCTGCCGGAGTACATGTTGCACTTACCAGGCGGTGATACCAAGATCCTGTGTCGCAGCTTTGAGAACTGGTCACGCATCATCGGATTGAACCTTGCTTGGGTGTTGGCGGATGAGATCGACACCAGCACGCAAGCGGCCAAGGCATTCCCAAAGATCCTCGGCCGCTTGCGTGCTGGTAACGTCCGTCAGTTTGGTGCTGCATCCACGCCGGAGGGCTTCCGCTGGATGTGGAACACCTTCGGCAGTGAAGAGGCGCAAGGCCGCGACGATCGCAAGCTGATCAAAATGCGGTCAGTGGATAACCCACACCTACCCGCTGACTTCATCGAGCGGCTACAGGCCAACTATGACCCGACAATGCTGCGGGCATACCTTGACGGAGAATTTGTCAACCTGACCACTGGCACCGTATATGACCGCTTCACACGTGAAAAGCATGTAACGACTGAGCTACCCAGCATCGACCGCGAGCCGTTGCGTGTAGGCGTTGACTTTAACGTTGGTAACATGTCCGCCGTTATCGGCATCCGCACTGCTAAAGGGCTGGTCATCATTGATGAAATCAGCGGCGCCCATGACACCGACCAACTTGGCGCTGAAATTCGCAGGCGATACCCTGACCACCGCATCTACGGTTACCCCGATGCCAGCGGCGGCAACCGCTCCACCAATGCAGCGCAAACGGACATCCAGATCCTTGAAACCTACGGCATCAGCAACCAATCACCACGTGCCAACCCGCCCGTGCGTGATCGCGTCGCAGCAGTCCAGGCGCTACTCGAAAATGGTAAAGGGCAGATCAGGTTGCAGGTGTCAGAAACTTGCAAGCGCATGATCGAATGCCTAGAGCTGCAGTGCTACACCGAAAAAGGTGACCCCGACAAAGATGGCGGCCATGACCACATGAACGATGCGCTTGGCTACCTGATCTGGCGTGAGTTCAACCCACTACACGCTGGTGCTGGTCGCAGTACTGGCATCCGCCTCTACTAGGTGCTACGCTCACAAAGCACAGCAATCCCATACCCAATGCTGACCGGATCTGAACTACTGGCTAAAGTAAAAGAACTAGGTGATGTGTCTAAATCGGTGCTGGTCCGTGAATGCGGTTACCTAA